ATTTTTAAGAGTGATAGTTACGTTACCAGTTTCAATAACGTTTGCAAATTGTACAATAGTGTCACCAGTTACCGCTACTGCCATTGCTAGTGTAAGTGTTGCGTAAAAAGTATAAACACCACTTGTGTTTGCTATACCAAATATTCCTGCAGATGATGTAATTGCCTCAAAAAATGGTATAGACGTAATTCCTACGTTTGTATTTGCTAATCCAAGTAAGTTAGTAGAGTATCTTGCCCCGTATTTAGTACTGGAAGGATTATTTACTTTCCACTCTCTTTCTAAAACTGTAAAGTTTCCCCCCCAAGCGTCAACACGGAAAATTCTCCATTTTGTACTTGCACTTCCTATATTAGATACTGCATACGTCCCATTATGTGCTTGGTTTACTTGGTCTTTCACAAGAAATCTACGTCCAGCAGTTAATGTTACACCATTTATAGAAGGAAAAGTTCCATTGACAGTTGCTTCCAAAAATGCACCTGATCCAGGTAATGTTGGATTGGTTCCAGATGTATAAGTACAAGTAGGTAGCGGAGCAGAAGTAACAGTATCTATATGTAATACTGGCGTATTTTGAATCCCTACTACTGTGGTTGTAAATACTATGTTACTTGTGCCAACAACTGGATCAACTGTCTTTTGTAGAAATGCCAAGTTAGCTAAAGTTGAACCCCCGAATATATTTATTTGTAAAGGATATAGTTCAGTTTGGGTATCGGCATCAGTTGTTCTTGTAATAATAAATGGCTGTGAAGGACTTCCCAGTTGCGTTACTACATATATACCGTTTTGAGTTTGGTTTGATTGACTTCTAACTAATATTATTTGATTTAATGCAGTTACAACATTATCAATTCTATCTGTAAAAGATATAGTTGATAATTGACCATTAACATTACCAGTTAAAGTGGCTCCAACACCTAAAGTACCATTATTATACGTGCAAGCCTTTAACGCTTCTGTTGTTCCTAAATCTGCAAATAAAACAACTTGATTTGTTGGAGTACTGTTTGGAGGTTCATTTTTCCAAAGCCCTGATACTCCATCATAAGTAAGAATTTCACCATCTCCTAGTGGAGTCGTAATAATATCTACATCATTAAGTTGACTAAGATTATCAGGTTTGTTATTAAATGTATTCCAATCTGTAGAAGAAAGGTACCCATCTGTTAGTGTATCTGCTTGAGGAATACTAATAGCAGGTGTTGTACCTCCTGAAGATACTACTGGAGCTGTTCCTGTTACATTTGTAACTGCTCCTGTTGGTATAATTTGATTTAATGTTGTTAATCCTACTGAGTAATGTTGACTACCTTCTGTTCTAAAGTTTACAGTTTGAGATACACCAGTAGTATTTTGCATTGATATTTTTACTACTATTCTATCTGTAGTTAATAATGTAGTTGCTGGAAATACACCGTCAGATACATACATTGTAGTAGTAGTAGACATTCCTGTAACTATCTCAGGATCAGGAGTAAAAATCAATGTTTCTATTCCACCTAAATCTCTTTTATATACTGTAGGTCTAATTATCCAATTTTGACCTGCTGCTACTGCATTGAAGTGTAAAAAGAATTGCCATAATCCTCCTGGTATTTGTATAGTACCTGGTATACCACTAGGTGTTTGATACTCAGCAATTACAGAAGTTACTCCTCCTGCAACTGTTAATGGTACAACTTGTTCTATTGCACTAGTAACAATTGATGAAAATTCTTTATAAGGAGACTGATCTACAGTTTGGTTTAAGTAATATGTAGTATTACCTGATCCACCAGGAATAGTAACGGTAACATCACCACCTATTGTAGATGCATTAACACCTGAACCTACAAAGTCAATACTGTTTACATCTGCCGTTATTATTGCAGATTCTTCTAAAACTGCAATTCTTTTTTTTATGTTTATTTCTGTACTCATTAGTATACTTTTTGTAAAACAAAGTTAAATGATTGAATAGTATTACTTGCACTACCTGTATTCCATTGAGCAGTTACAACTAAGGTATTATTTACTGTTGTATCAAAAGTCGTAGCATTAATTTGACTTAACACATATCCTTCAAAATTAACTCCTGCATTTTTAATATAAGAAAATAAACCACCTGATGAAATTGATGCAACACCTGCTCCTCCTATATTTCTAACTGTAAAAAACAAATTTAATAACCACGATTTTGAAGTAGTTGCATCCATATTTATTATACCTGTATCTGCTAAAATGACACCTGCTAATGTTTCAACGTGAATGTGTAATGTTGCCGTTCCTAAACAAGATAAAAAACCATCTAATTCACAAGTAAAGGAATCTCCTATTTGAAATGAATTTGCAGGAACGGTTAATGTGCCTACACCTGTACCGATAATACTATTTTTAGCAATTCCTGTTGCAGGTATGCTTGAAGTTGTTTGAGCATATAACCCATAACTTGTAGATGGAACATTTCCAGGGATATCTACTTGTGCTGCACCTCCTACACTACTTACAGTAACACCAGTTCCGGTGAAATTTATAATGTCATTAGAAAGCACAGTTGTACCTTCATCTTGTACAATTGTTTTTGTAGAGATTTGAGTACTCATATGTATTATGAATTATATGTAATAAGTAATTCAGTACCTGTTCCGTCATATGTAAATGTAGAAGCAGCATAATAATTATTAATACCATCAGGTCCAAAACTTACTGATTCACCCGGTTTAATTGTAGCACCTAAAAAAGTTCCATCACCTATTCCTACATTTGCTATAGAAAGACTATATGTTATTGGAGCAACTGTACCTGATGTAGAAGTTCTAATATAATTAGGAGTTCTAGTAACAGCTGATGTATTATTTACTATTTGAGCTAAGTAAGTATTAGGATTAATATAAGTAATTGGTGCAACTGGTGTACCTGGAGTATTTGTTCCTGCTAAATAATAAACGGGTGGATCAAATGTTCCCGTACCTGCATTATAAATTCTTATCTCTAACCAAGTAACATCATTAGCATCAATAACTAAAGCTGCTTCATATTCAGTTCCTGCTTGAATAGCAGTTAATATTTGGTTAAGTAATGAATCAACATTAACAGTATTATTATTAATATCAACTAAATTGTCACAGGCGCATTCTTGGCCATATAACATTTTTAATTGCCATGGCATATTGGTACCCTTGCCACCATATGTTTTTAAATTTCCTACAGACATAATAATTTGATTTTATATATAATAATATACGTAAAAGATTCTAGATATACAAATATAAAAAAGAAAAGCCACATTACTGTGACTCTTATTTTTAATTTTCTCTAACTAGTTCTACTTCTGGTTCAGAATATAAAACTCTTAATGCTTGTGTTATCATAGCTGCATCTTGTAAATTAAATGCTCCTTTAAGGAATGCTTGATTTAAAGCTTGTTCAATTACTTGTTTAGCCTCTAACTCTTTCATATTGCTTGTAATTCAGTTATTTGTAAATTAGTAAGTCCTTCAACAAACCACTCTTTACCCATCATAATACGAATATGTTCTACATTACGTGTTACTGTTGCAGTTTCTTCTTCCGTTAAAGTTTCTTTAGCATTTAATTCTGCAATTAATGCAACACTATCATATGCTGCTGATATTGATTTTGCAATTTGTTCTGCTGTTAATTCTAATTCCATGATATTTATTTTTATTATGCTAACAAGATTTTTCTTGCTACTCCATTAATAACTACATTCCATACTTGAGAAGATGCATTTACTTCTACTGTTACTGCTCCTGCATTTACTGCTGCAGTACCAATTACAAATTGATTATTTGCAGTAGCTATAGCAGAATTTCCTAATATAACTGAACCACTAAAATTTCCACTTTGAGTATTGTTTCCTATTGCTGTATTGCTATCTCCTGTAGTGTTTGCTGTTAAAGAAGAATTACCAATTGCAACATTATTATAACCTGATGTATTAGAATTTAATGCACTATATCCTACAGCAGTAAGATTAGTACCTGTTGTATTTGCATATAAAGCATTAAAACCTATAGCTGTTAAATTACTACTTGTGGTATTACTTCTTAATGCTTCAAAACCTACAGCTGTATTATTACCACCGGTAGTATTAGAAAATAATGAATATGAACCTACTCCAATATTTCTAATTCCAGTTGTATTAAAAATAAATGAATTATATCCTATAGAAGTATTATCAGCACCCGATACATTATTGATTAATGCTTGATTACCAATAGCAGTATTATTAACTCCTATTGTATTATTTTGTAAAGCAAACCGACCAATTGCTGTATTTGTTGTTCCAGTTGTATTATTTTGTAAAGCAGAATTACCAATAGCAATATTATAAGCACCTGTTGTATTATTTTGTAATGCTAATTGACCTATAGCTGTATTTTCAAAACCTGACGTATTAGATTTAAGTGCACCATCACCATATGATGTGTTTGTAGCAACGTTACCTTTTCCATTATTCCAAATAGTAAGATCTGTTGCATTAGATTCTAACCATGCTGGCAATGATGCAGAAGCACTAAAAATAGTTTCAATTGCACCAGTAGAATTTTTAAAATAAACTAAACCATCAGATAAATCTAAAAAGTTTGTATTATTTGCTACAGATGCATGATCAGCTACACTATCAACACGTACTGTGAAAGGTACTCCTCCAACTTGTTTGCCTATTACTGTTACTACTGCCATGATACTTATTTATTACTAATCATTAATACAAATGCATCCCACACTTCTTTATCTTTTTTTGTAAGTTTACTGTAGTATACTTCACCCATTGATGTAAAGAATTTGGATTGCTTAATTGTTCTAATACCATTTTCTTCACTTAACTGAACAACTAATTGGTTTAAAACTTGACCTCCGTTTTCTGCTTCTAATTTATCTATTGAATCCATTTTAGTAATTTATTATAGAGTTACCTCTGTTATCTTGTGTATTTAATGCTAAGTTTATTAAAGATGCTGAATAACCTAATGATCCAGCAGGACCTTTGAATTTATTATCTACTAAGTAGATGCCTACAGCTCCTACATTTATACCTAATGCAGAAACATTTCTTGTTGTAAATTTACAGTCTATAAATGAAGTATTAACAAGAGGTAAGTTTGCACAATGACCAGCTGCATTATCCCATCTACATATAAATCTACAATCTTCAAATAACACCTCTGAACCAGACAAGAATGATCCACCTGTAGCTGCTAAGTTACTTATAAATGTACAATTGCTATACCATGTACCTATTCCTACAAAGTATAAAGCATTGGCTGTTTGTGCTACAAAAGTACAATCACTTACTGCACCGTCTTGATTAAGACAATATATAGGAGCTGCTGCACTTGATTCAGAATAACTATTACGTAGTGTACCTCCACCTTCTACTTTACATGTAAAGTTTGGAGCTCTCATCCAACAAGCATCAACAAAACCTCCATTTAAAAATACTGATCTATGAGCTGTTGATTCAAGTCTACTGTTATTTAATCTAGCTCCTGCAACATGGGCTCTTGCACAATATTTATTAGATACTGTAGAATAAACTTCCATATTTGAAGCTACTCCTGCTAAGTATAAAGCATGACCATTAACAGTATCTTGATTTCCTCTATTTGGTCCAAAAGCTCTTATTTTACAATTATCAAAAACAGCAGTATTAGCTCCTTGAAACATACCCTCATTTGCAATTACATTTGCATCAGTCACTGTACCTACAGAATATACACCATTAGAAAAATTGTTTCCGGTACCATCTAAAATAGCAGGGATAGATATTTTGCTTGAAGCATTTAATACGTATAGGCCATAGTTAGAACTCACTTGTAGACTTATAGTACCATTGAATATAACAGTGTTTACGAATATTCCATTATCAGTAATATATGCAGAATCATCTACTCTTAATGTATTACCATTTAAGTTTATATTTATACCGTTTTTAAGAACTAAATTTACACTTAGATTAGTACTTGTCTCTAAAGTAATTGCATTTCCAAAATCAAAAAAAGGTATTGCATCTTCATAAGTATCATAGTAAGTTTTTTCACCTGCAGAATCAGATAATGACCAAATACCAAAAGGCACTGTAGGTGTAGGTATACTACTTAAAAAATCAGCTACTGATATACCTGTAGGTTTATAACCACCTCCATATTTAGAATCTCTTGTACCAAGAATAATTAAATCTTGATCTTCAGGAACTTTTTTCATCATCTTACTTGAAATAAGATTTAGAAAATTAATTAAGTTATTTAACATCTTTATTATTTTAATTTAATGTAAAAATACCACAAATATATTATATCTGTGGTATTTATTTTTTTAATTACGGTACCTGTGTAGTTTTAATATCACCTGATACACTATCACGGAAATATACTCCTAATCCAAATTCATTGTATACTTCAGTATTAGTATATGTATTAACAAAAAAATCATATATTGCAGTTAATGCTACTGCTTTTTCATCTAATGATACTGAGTTATTCATCAATACTGATGCGTATACTTTAATGTTTGCTTCTTTTAATGCTATTGGTGCTGCCATGATATTTATTTTTTATAGTTAATTAATTTATTGCTTTATCTTTTTGAATATATTCACTTTGTTTTTTTTTAAAAACTTCCATAGCTTTTTTTGTCACATCTGCTCCATACTTTTTTAATAAAAAAGCGGTTACTCTATTTTCTTTTTCCATAATTTTTAAGTTTTATTAATTAATAAATTCTACTGTTTCATCTTCAGGTATTGCTATTGTAAAATCAATATTTACTTGAGCTTTAAATGGAGTAGCTGCTGCCATTACTAAAGTATACCAATGATCTTGTATAGTACTAATTGTATTATCATCTGCTATAAGAGCATTTGTTGTTGAAATTAAATTACCTGCATTATTAGCTACTAAAACATTAAAGTTCATTGCAGAAGCAACAGTGTCATATATATTAGTATTTTCTGCTAAGATTACTGTATCTTCTCTTACTCTAAATGAAGTATTAGAACCTGAAACAACTCCAATAAGAAGAGCATATGAACTTGAACCTGCAAGGTCAGCAATACCTTGTATTCTATATCTTTTAAGTACAGTACCATTTTTCTTAGTTATTGTACCACCTATTGCAGTCATAGTAGCTTGAACGTTTGGTTCAATTGAACCTTGTATAAAAGTTACTGAAGGATCTGAAACTACAGCAGCAAAGTCAGCAACTGAAATAGTACCAGCTAAGTAGTCATCATCTCTACGTCCATCTTTAAGACCTAATGGTATTACTGTTTTAGTAGTATCAACAGTACTTACTATTCTCTTACCTTTAATCCAACTTATAAAATTTAATATATCCATGTTATTTATTTTTTATTTTTATTTATTAATTAATTGTGTATAGTTCAAAGTATACATACAATGCACCATTCCAGTTATTAACTCCAGCTATTGCAGGATTTGCATTATAAAAATTAAAATCTAATCCAGTTGTAGCTCCTGTAGCAATTAAGTGTGGAATAGCATTGTCAGTTATAGTGTTTTTGTAATATACAGAATACTGTACATATATATTATCTCTATTGGCTAAAGTAAGATCTAAATCTAAATTATCAATTGTGAAAGATACTGAAGTAGCATAAGCTGGATCAGGAGTTAAAGGAGCAGATGATCCCATATTAAGAATATCAATAATACCACGGGGAGTATCTACTATTACAGTACTAGTAACTGCAATATCTAACTCATAGTGCTTAGTGTTACCAACATTACCTGATTGTACTGCATCATTTAATGTCATTGCTACTGTAAGATACTTATCATCTCTTTTAGTTGATGGTGCACCAACTGCAATTAGAGATCCATCTGGAAGTGTAGTAGTTACACGTTTTGCTTTAATCCAGGAAATAAAATTTAAAATGTCCATAGTTGTTAATCTTTTTATTAATACATATAATATAATATACACAATAATAATATAAAAACAAAATCCCAGATAATTAATCTGGGACTTTCTTACCTATCTTGTCAATACGTTTAAATATTAGAGCATGTAAATATAAAAAAAATTCCCAATAAGTATAAACTTATCAGGAATCTTTTTTCAGCGAGAAAGACTGAGAGAAAAAAGGAGTGCTAATGTATATATAATATTTTAATTAATAAACCTTCTACCACTCTTTTTTCTTATTCTTTTTGTTTTAACTAAACCGCGTCTTGCAGATACTCTATGTTTTATCATTGCATTTTTCATTCTTGCATCCTCACCTCTTACAATTCTTTCTCTATTACCTAGATCAGAATTGTGAGTCTTACCTTGATTATAGTTAGGACCAACTATATGTGGGGCACATGAATACAGTAATAATAAAACAATTAAACATCTCATTTTTTCAGTTCAGCAATTCTTCTTTTTAAATACACTTCAGCTTTTTCCAGATCCTCTAATTCTTTAGTAGCATCTTTTTTACCTGCTCTTGCAATATACTTGATAACATTACCTAAGTAAAAGTCTTTATCTAATCCCCATGCTTCAAGTACATTGAATACTTCATAAGTACTATTAACTCCTCCATAATGAGAAGGTCTTAGTGCAGTATTAGGTACTGTAACTGCTTTAGGTTTTGCACCTCCAAAAGGATCTTTACCTACATAAGGATTAGAGTCAACTCTTTTAAGGTAATCCTCATACATTACATTAGATTTATTTGCAGCAATCTCAGCCATAATTTTCATACTCTTTTTATATGTAGTAGAAGTCTCAGGTTTATCAACCATCTTCTTGTATGTGTTACAAACTAATTCAGACATCTTACCAAACAATTGCAATATCATACTCACTAAGCATAAGCTTGATAGTTTCATCTACTTCAATAACTTCTGCACCTTTAATTGCATTAACTGATACATAAACTGAATCACCTGCTGCTACAGTTTTAACTTCTTCACCTACTGCAAACACTTCTAAACGTGTCCACTTTTTCATTGACTCTTGTTCAATGTGTGCTTTATCTGCTTCACTCAATTGGATAGCTGACTCTTTCATCTCTGGTTGGTTCACCAACACTCTACGTCCTTTTAGACTCTTAAACGCTGTACTCATAATTTTTAGTTTTTATTATAACTTAACATATCTACTTTTAACTTTGGATAACACTTGTACCCCACCAAGTTAAAGTCTTGTAAAGATAATAAATTTATTACACTATTAAAGTTTAAAGCTGATGGATTTTCCAAAAAAAGTTTAAACTTAGATTTATCTATTTCTAATCTGCTATCAAGATATAATTCTGGATCTCTAGCCATCAACTCTTTTGCTACCTCAATTTGGTTATCATATATATGGACATTCTTTAACTCTCCAATAACTGCAATACATTTATATCCCGTGAATATTTCTAGTACTTGGGCTAGTGCTGCATAGAACATTACATT